GGCGCTGCAATTATACGGGTAGCATAATATGGCATTAGTAATAAATAATAGGGTAAGAGAAACAACTGCAACCACAGGTACGGGAGCCCAGACTCTGGCAGGAGCAGTCGATGGTTTTCAAACTTTTTCTGCTGGAATTGGAAATGATAATACAACTTACTATGCAATTTCATTAAATACTGAGAATGAAAAGGAAATAGGATTAGGAACGTTAAACTCAGATAGTTCAACATTAACCCGAACTACAGTTTTGGAAAGTTCCAATTCTGATTCAGCGGTAGATTTTGCTGCAGGCTCAAAAGAAGTTTTTTGTACATTACCCTCAGAAAAAGCAGTTTATTTAGATGCAAGTGATGATCAGGTAGGAGGCTTTTCTAGTCTTGTTGCTGACACTTCACCCACTCTTGGAGGAGATTTAGATGTAGGTGCGTATGATATTACTTCAGCTTCCAGTGCTAATGTAGATATTAATCCAAATGGAACAGGAGATGTAGTTCTTAAAACAGATTTAGTAAGTATTGGAGGAGGGTCTGAAGTAGGCCATATATCTTCCAATGGCTTATACGATTTAAAACTGAGTACCTATAGTGGTACTAATTCAGGAACAATAACAATTACTGATGCTGTCAATGAAGCAATTACTTTAACTCCAAATGGAACTGGAGTTGTAGCTATTGAAGGTTCAATGAACCCATCTGTGACTTCTACAGGTAAAGCATTAATAATGGGATTTTAATAGGAGAAAAATATGGCAAGTGAAGTAATGAAAAGAGTATGTGTCAGAGCACTGTCAAACTCTGAAACCACTTTGATTGCGGCAGTAACAGCTGGACACACTTATACGATACTTAATATAACACTGTGTGAAACGGGATCGGCGGATGAAACTTTTGATATTTACATCGATCCATTAGGCGGTAGTAATGATACTTATTTATATAAAGCACAAGCAATAGCTGCAGACGCAACTTTTGAGCATACAACAAGATTGACTATGGAAGCAACAGATGTACTTTATGGTAGAACAGCTTCTACTGCTAATATTGATGTTGTGATTACTTATTTAGATCAAACCTTATAGGAATATTTATGAGTGGAACTATAGGAGACAACGTATATAGAGCCTCGGGAGTTGTAGCTGCTGCTTCTGGTGGTGGTGGGACTGGAGCTGTTAGTTGGGATACTACTCCAAAGACGGCAACTTTTACTGCTGTATCTACAAATGGATATTTTGTAAATACAACAGGCGGTGTGATCACTGCAAATTTACCAGCAGGAAGTGCAGGAGCTATTGTTGCTTTTTCTGATTATGCAAATACTTGGGACTCAAATACTTTTACAGTTTCCCCTAATGGTTCAGATCCAATTAATGGAATTAATGAAACTGTACCATTAGAAACAGGTGGATTATCGGTTACTTTAGTTTATGTAGACGGCACTCGAGGGTGGAAAAATGTTGATGATGCAACGACCAATGTTACAGGTGAACCAAATTATGTAACAGGAACAGGAGGAACTCCTTCCACAGGAGCTATTTCTGGAGATTACAAAATTCATAGTTTTACAGGAGATGGTCCATTTAATGTAACTGCAACAGGTAATCCCTGTGGAGACACGAAAATAGATTATTTAGTTATCGCTGGAGGAGGAGGCGGTTCAGGAGGTAGTCCGAACGATGGGGGAAATGGGGCAGCTGGAGCTGGAGGATTTAGAGAATCCGTTCCTAGTCCCGCAGCTTGGACAGGTTCGCCTTTAGCGTCTCCAGGGGGAGCTTTAACTGTTTCCATAACAGATTATACAGTAACCGTGGGAGGCGGCGGCGCTACAAGCGGACCCTGGCCTGGGCCACGTCCTGCCGATATTCCAGACCAGCACGGAACAAACGGTGAGAATTCAATTTTTTCAACAATAACATCCGCAGGAGGTGGGGCTGGTGGAGCACCAGGATGGACTCCAAATGTTCCCGTTATACCAGCTATAGCTGGCGGTTCAGGCGGAGGAATAGGATATGGTGGCTATGGTTCACCAACAGGTACCCTTTTCGGTGCTGGAAACACACCACCAACGTGTCCACCTCAAGGAAATCCTGGTGGAGGTTCAGTAGGACAAACCATGGGATTGGCGGGTCCATCCTATGGGGGTGGGGGTGGAGGAGGAGCTAGTACTGCAGGACAAGCCACGAGTTCTAGCCCCATAATTGGAGGGGCAGGTGGAGATGGTATAACAACTTGTATATCTGCATCACCCGTTATTTCTACTGGCGGAGGTGGAGGTGGTGTAACTCAGAATCAACCCGCATGCGTTCTTCCTGGACCTGGAGGACCAGGTGGAGGGGGCAACGGAGCTAGAAATCCAGTCGCGGCAACTGATGGAACCACTAACAGTGGTAGTGGAGGAGGAGGCGGTGGAACACCAGATCTGGCAGGTGGTAGTGGTGGTTCAGGACTAGTCATAGTAAGATACAAATTTCAAAATTAAATAAATTATGGCACATTTTGCAAAATTAGGTCTCAACGGTAAAGTAATTGCAGTTCATGTAGTCAATAACAGCGATATACTTAATGGTGGTGGTGTAGAAGATGAATCAGTGGGACAACAATTTTTAGAAAGATTGCATGGCTGGCCAGCGCCTATGTGGATACAAACATCCTATAATACTCTTGCAGGTGTACATAAATTAGGTGGAACTCCTTTGAGAGGCACCTATGCAGGGCTAGGAATGATTTATGATGAAGAAAATAATATTTTCAGAACTAAACAAGTTCATGCAAGTTGGACTTTGAATACGACAACAACACGTTGGGAACCTCCAACGCCTGTACCAGAGGATGGTAAGTACTATACCTGGAATGAATCTACAAAAGCTTGGGACGAAACTGCCAATCCTAATTTGGATCCAGCATATCCGTAGCTTAATCTTTACAAATACCCCTAAATCCTATAAATTCTTATGCATGCAGAAGAAAGTATTATCTGAAATAGATCTTTATATAGATACGGTTCAAGTTATTGAAATTGATCGCAAGAAAATTAAGGATGATATTATCGATAGTTTTGTTTCCCAAAAGCGTTTAAGTAAAAATAAAAAAGATTATTCTTATCAGGATTTTGAAGTTTCTTTTTCCAAACCTTTACAATGGTTAAAAGATTATATCAAAGATCATTTTAGAATGGATTATTATAAAAATTTAATTGGTAAAAAAGAATGGGGAAACATTTATAATCAATACGAATCCTCATTTACGCGCCATCAAGTTGAGCCCATGTCTTTAAAGGATTCACCCGACTACACTTGTCTTTATGGAGTAGAGGTGGCTAAAGATTCCTGTGAACTCGTTATTGAATACGATGATAATCGAAGAAAAAACAATACTTGGCATATTCCTTTACGAGACAATCAATTTATTATCTTTCCTTCTACCCAACGTTATTTTATATCTCAGAATAAATCTAAACAGATGAATATTTTTTTAACCATGACTTACGAGTATATTTAATGAACCTGCAATATTATTATTGGTGGTTTAAATCCGCCATTCCTCCCAGAATCTGTGATGACATTATCAAATATGGATCACTACATAAAGATGATACGGCGATTACTGGAGGAGTAGGGAAAGGTAGAAATTTTAGAAAACAACCTTTAAATAAAAAAGAACTTAAAGATTTAAAAAAGATAAGAGATTCCAGTGTCGTCTGGATGAGTGACCGTTGGATTTATAAGGAAATACATCCTTATGTTCATCAAGCTAATCTAGACGCGGGTTGGAATTTTAATTGGGATTGGTCGGAATCTTGTCAATTTACCAAATATAAACCAGGACAATATTACGGTTGGCATTGTGATAGCTGGGAAAGGCCCTATAAAGAAAAAGGTCCTACTCAAGGAAAAATAAGAAAGTTGTCGGTTACCGTTTCTCTCTCCGATGAAAAAGATTATGAAGGAGGAGAATTGGAATTTCAATTTAGGAGTGGAGATAAACCTCAAGTAAGCAGGGTATGTAAAGAAATCTTACCCAAAGGATCTTTAGTTGTTTTTCCGAGTTTTGTATGGCATAGGGTTAAACCTGTAAAGAAAGGAATTAGGTATTCATTAGTGCTTTGGAATCTTGGACACCCTTTTAGATGAGTAATTTTAACGCAAGTGTATATTTTGGAACTCCAGTTTGGTTTGATAACGTTCCTGAATTTATAAAACCCCTCAATAAATTAGCTGATAAGTATATCAAAGATGCAAAAAAAACTCTTCAACCGTCTTTAAAGGAAAGGGATAAAAATTATAAAAGAAAACTGGGGGATTTTGGTTTATCAAATCATTCTGTTTCTATTAATACCGATCCCGAAGCTAAAACATTTGCAGAGTACTGCGGTAATCGAAGTTATGAATTTTTAGACTGGTGCGGTTTTGATTTAAGAAATCATAGTTTACACTTTACCGAATGTTGGGTACAGGAATTTTCAAGAAAAGGCGGAGGACATCATAATACCCATGTGCATTGGAATACTCATGTTACTGGTTTTTATTTTTTAAAAGCCAGTGAAAAAACATCAATGCCTGTTCTGCATGATCCAAGACAAGGTGCAGTAATGACCAAACTTCCTCAGAAAGAACCTAATAAAATTACACATGCCAGTGAATCCATCCATTATAAAGTTAACCCAGGTACCATGGTTATTATTCCAGGTTATACGCCTCATCAATATCCAGTAGATATGGGAGTAGAACCTTTTAGATTTGTTCATTGGAATATTCAATGTGTACCCAAAGGTATATCTAATGCAACCACTACTCCGAGAACATAAATATTATACCTTTGGACCTTACCTTGCAGAGATGCCAGTCAATCCAGACTACTGTGCTCGACTATTAAAGACAGGAAAAAAATTAAAAAAATCTCATCGAAAAAACCTAGCTGGTCAAATTGAGCATGAATATAGTTATGACTTGCAAAAAGACCCTTGGATTTTTAATGAATTTAAAATTTATATTGATACTTGGATAGACGGGTGGAAAAAATTTGCTAACAAACCTAACTTTAATCCCAAATACCAATTAATCCGAATGTGGATTAATCGAATGAAGGCCAAAGAATATAACCCTATTCACATTCATACTCAGTGCGATTTATCTTTCGTTTTATTTTTAGAAGTACCTCAACGCATGCTTAATGAAGCTAAAAAAAATGAAACCCAGGCACCTAATCCTGGAGAACTATGTTTTATTTATGGGGAAGACAGATGGGATGTGGTAGCGCAAAAGAATTTTCGCCCTACAATAAATACCTTGATGATTTTTCCTGCTGCTTTAAGGCATACGGTTATGCACTTTAATTCAAACGTTATCAGAACCTCTGTGTCAGGAAATATTAAGTTTATATGACCTTTAAAAGAAAAAAATATTTAGTCATTAAAAAAGCCATTACCAAAGACATGGCTAATTTTATCTATGGTTATTTTAGCATGAAGCGTAGAGTTGCTAGAAAGTTTTTAGATGATCGTTATATTTCGCCTTTTGAAGAAGGATGGGGAGTTTGGACCGATGAGCAAATTCCCAATACTTATTCCCATTATGCTGATTTGGTCATGGAAAATCTACTTGAAAAAGTGAGACCCAGAATGGAAGAAGAAACAAAACTTAAACTTATTCCCACCTACTCTTATGCCAGAATTTATAAAAAAGGAGATGTTTTAAAAAGACATAAAGATCGCTTTAGCTGTGAAATATCTACCACTATGTTTTTAGGAGGAAATTCTTGGGATATTTATTTAGAACCTAAAAAAAATGTAGGCAAACCACCTGAGTATCCTGTTCCTACGACTAATAAAGGGATTAAAATCAGTCTCACTCCAGGTGATATGCTTATTTATTCAGGTTGTGAATTGGAACATTGGAGGGAAGCTTTTCAAGGAATTAACTGTTGCCAAGTTTTTTTACATTATAACACAGCAGGATCACCTGACGCCGAACAAAATAAATTTGATAAGCGAGCTTTCTTAGGACTTCCCTCTTGGTTTAAAAAGTGATATTAGTGAAAGGAGAGTGTCCAGACTCCACCAATCACCCTGGGCACTCTCTTTTTAGGAATTTTATATGTTAGGTTTTTCAGCATTCGCAGAGACAGCTTTTGGAGCTACAGTAGCTCATCAAGGTGTAGTAGTTATCGTTACTGGGAGCGCGGTTACCGTTTCGAGTGGATCTGTTACCATTATTTCTGACGCGGTTATTGCGGTTACTGGCAGTGCCGTTACCGTTTCGAGTGGATCTGTTACCTTTACCATCAGTGGATCAGTGTCACCAACAGGAAGCGCGGTAACAATTTCTACTGGCGCGGCCGATGTCAATGTGATAACATGGAATGTAATTGATCCAGATGCAAGTCAAACATGGACCAATATAGACCCATTATAGGAGAATTATGGCATCAACATATACGACAAATTTACAGT